CGGCAGCTGGAAAATCATTTATTATTATTCTGGCGCAAGATGGCACGGGAAGCCGGACCGTCACTTGGTCAACGGTTTCATGGCCAGCGGCAACCGCACCAACGATTACTAGCACCGCCAGCAAGAAAGACATTTATTCGTTCTTTTCGGATGGCACTAGCTGGTATGGCACCACCATTGGGCAGAACTACACATAATGTTTGCTGCATCTAAATCAGGCCGAACAATTTCGGCTGCTGCAACAGATCCGTTGTTTTCCTATGTCCCGTTGTTGCTGGAAACAACCAGCACTAACGGGCAGCAAAACAATACGTTTCTTGATTCTTCAGCGTCTCCCAACACATTGACCCGCACCGGAACCCCGACGCAGGGTTCTGTGACTCCGTATTGGCCTGATGGATATTGGAGTAATTATCTGAATGGCAGCTCAGATTACTTGTCGGCGTCATCTACTACTGCTTTTGCTTTTGGATCGGGCGTAAACTTTACCGTTGAATGTTGGGTTTATCTTACTGCTTATAGTTCAGGCGGAATTCTTGGTGGTGCTTTAGTGGGAACGACATTTTCCTCATCAAGTGGATGGTTTATAAACTCTGGACAAAATATAGACACTTTGCGGATTACGAGCGATGCAAGCGGCACTTGGAATGACATCATAACGGTTTCTGCCGGAAACGGATTGCCATTAAATCAATGGACGCACATTGCTTTTGTTCGCAACGGCGGCACCTTAACTTTATATAAAAACGGGGTTTCTGTTGGAAGCATAACCGGAGCAAGTGCATATAATTTTACGTCTCCCGGCAACGCAGCATATATTGGATTTGCTCAATCAAGGTATGTCCCCGGTTACATTAGTAATGTACGCATAGTTAAAGGAACGGCGGTCTACACGAGCGCGTTTACTCCACCTACAACCCCACTAACAGCGATTACAAACACTACTTTTCTTACTTGCCAATCCAACAGATTTAAAGACAATAGTACCAATAATTTTGCAATTACGGCCACCGGCACTCCGCGAACCCAAGCCTTCCAGCCGTTCTCACCGACTGCTTCGTACACCGCTGCGGCGTATGGTGGGAGTGGATATTTTAATGGTAGTACGGACTACCTTTCTACGCCTAGCGCAACTCCTTTAATATTGGCTGGCACATCTTGGACAATAGAATGCTGGTTGTATTTAACATCAAACGCGGCCGCAGATAGAACCTTTATTTCAAAACGCAGCAATGCAAATTCTTTTAATGCAGATTATGAATTAAGTATAACTTCAGGTGGTTTTTTTGCTTTTTGGACTACTACACTTAACACCACTACATATAGTGTTCCTGTAAATGCTTGGACGCACCTTGCCGTTACTTGTGATGGTACAAACACATACATGTTTGCCAACGGTGCGTTGGTAAAAACAAACGCTGGAATAACGGCTACCGCGCAAGCAACACCGCCGCCTTTAAATATTGGATGGGATGGTGGTCCGTATGGTGGACAGTATTTTCCGGGATACATATCCAATGTACGTATCATCAAAGGGCAAGCACTTTCTACAGTAAGTTTTACACCGCCAACAAGCCCTGTTACGACTAGCACTGTTGGATGGAATGGTTCATCTTCGGCTTTGTCGGGGACAGTCAGTTTCCTGACAAACTTCACTAACGCAGGAATCTACGACGCTTCGGTGCAGAACAATTTGGTCACGCTTGGAAACGCGCAGACTAGCATCGCTCAATATAAATGGGCCCCTACCAGTATAAGTCTTGATGGCTCTGGGGATTATTTAAGTATGCTATCTAACCCGGCCTTAAATTTTGGGTCAGGTTCTTTTACGGTTGAAGCATGGGTTTATTTAAGCGCCCAGAGCGGAGATTATTTTGTAATAAGTGCAACCGGAAACGGCGGAGCATTTTTTGGATTTACAGGCGGCACCCAGATTGGGTATGGGCGCGCTGCAGTTGCTTGGGATTACAATATTGCAAGCGGTGTAAGTACAGGGGCTTGGTACCATCTTGCATGGTCAAGAAGCGGGACAAGTATGCGAATATTTGTTAATGGCACTCAAGTTGGAACAACACAAACAACGTCCCAAGCATATGATTTGACCACAACAAGTACCACTGTTGGTAGCCAATCCAACAATTTTTATTTAAATGGCTACATTCAAGATTTGCGTATTACTAGAGGTATTGGCCGTTACACTGCCAATTTCCCCGTGCCAACGGCAGCATTCCCAACGAGGTAATCGTGCAGCTCGCTAATTCAAAACTTATCATTAAAGACCATACAGAGTGGTTTCCAAATACTTCGTTTGGCGACCGTGGGCCGACGCTGGATTGGATTGCCGAGCAGGGATATTATGTAGTTTCTGTTTGGAGGCCATACGACCACGCAACCGAAAAACTAGTGTCTTCGCGTCCGTATCTGTATGATGGAATGTGTTGTTTGGTTAGGGTTGAACCGCTAACCGCTGAAGAACTTAAATCACGGGTTGATACTCAATGGGCTGCAATTCGCGCTCAGCGCAATCAAATGCTCAAAGACACGGATTGGACGCAGGTAGCTGACGCTCCGGTGGATAATTTGACTTGGGCGATTTATCGTCAAGAGTTGCGTGACATTACCACTCAGGCCGATCCATTTAAAATCACCTGGCCAAAAGAGGGCAAAAATGTATAACTCACCGTTTACCCCATTTGGGCCAACTTACTTGGTCGGCACTTCTGCGGTTCAGGTTGCATCAAGCAACAATGACAATCCAACAAGCTATCGGATTCGCAACACCAGCGCGTCGGTTCAGTACATTGCTTGGGCACCTCCGGTTCCTGGCAATGCAACGCCAACCATCACGGTTGCAGCTCCTACGGCTGGCGTTCCCAAAAGAGCCACGATGGGTTTTTTGCCAAGCTCGGTTGAAGTAATTGGCGGCATTCCGGCAAATGCCTGGTTTCAAGCTGACGCTGCTGGCGCTTTTGAAGTAACGCCAGGTGAGGGTTTGTAAATGGCACTCAGAGCAACATCCGGCGGTGGTGGGGGTGGCGGTGGTAGCGGAACGGTTACGACCGTCTCGGTTGCCGCAGCTAATGGATTAAACGGCACGGTCGCCAATGCAACTACGACGCCATCAATTACCATCGGGACGTCGGTCACTGGCGTCCTAAAAGGCAACGGAACGGCCATCAGCGCGGCTACGGCCAACACGGACTACCTTACCCCTCCGAGCGGCACGGCGCTGCTTAAAGCGGGTTCTGGTGGCGCTTTGGCCAATGCTGCGGCTGGCACTGACTACCAGGCTCCAATCAGCCTGACAACAACTGGGACGAGCGGAGCGGCGACGTTTGCCGCTAACGTGCTGAACATTCCGAATTATGCGGCTGGCGCTGGGTCTGGCACGGTCACTAGCGCATCGGTGGTTTCGGCCAACGGCTTTGCCGGTACGGTTGCCAATGCCACGACAACGCCGGCAATCACGCTGACAACGAGCGTTACCGGCGTCCTGAAAGGTAACGGCACGGCAATCTCGGCGGCTACTGCGGGGACGGATTATCAATCTCCAATTACGCTGACAACGACTGGCTCAACGGGTGTGGCGACGTTTGCCGCTGGCACGTTGAACATTCCCAACTATTCGGTTGCTGGAACGGTCACCAGCATCACGGCTGGCACGGGATTGAATGGTGGCACGATTACCAGCTCCGGCACAATTTCAATTGATTCAACGGTCGCAACGCTTGCCGGCACTCAGACATTTACAAACAAAACAATTACAGGTTTAACCAACGGGTCAACCGTTCTTGACAGCGCAAGCAATCCATATGCGGTTGGCTTTCGCATAATGCCGTTGTCAACCAATGCAACTGGCACAATGGCTTTGTCTGATAGTGCAAAGTTCTTTTATGTCACTAGCGGCGTTACCGTTCCGTTAAACTCATCAGTTGCATTTGAAATTGGCACGGTAATTACGGTTATCAGTAACGGCACGGCAATTTCTATTACTCCGGCGTCTGGGGTTACTTTGCAACTTGCAAATTCGGCAACCGCTGGAACTCGGTCATTGGCAAGTAACGGAATTGCAACGCTTATCAAAGTCGCGGTAAACACCTGGTATGTTAGTGGAATCGGCGTAACATGAGCGGTTTTTTGGGAATGATGTTTCTTGGGGCTTCTGGAGGGGCGGCCCCAGTTGTTCCATCTGAATTCCTTTCTATTAGCGGAAATTTTAGTTCACCAGCAAACGTAACTGTATATCCTTGGAATTCAACCTCTGGATTTTCTACTCCATACACAACCCCAACAATACCTGGGGCCAGTTTTCAAACATCTTTTGTTCCAGATAATTCCGTTTTTTCGGCGTCTTCAACTTCAAGTCCGTATTTTTACGTCTGGCAATGGTCTGGGCTTGGTTTTGGAACAAGATATACCAACCCTGCCAGTCTTGTAAGTCCCGTAGGTGGCAGCGGAATAGCTGGATTTACTTGGACGCCAACAATTGATGCTTTTTTGGTTGCAAACTCAGATGCAACAAATTACCCTCAAGGTTGGGCGTGGAGCAATACTTCTGGATTTGGAACAAAATATTCTAACGGGTCAGCAATTTCTACTGTCTATCCTGTTCGATCAATTTCTATTAGCGGAGATGGAAATTTTGTAGCGTTTTCTGTTTTTGGAAGCGGAACCGCCAATCCAACAATTGCTTTGTATGCTTGGTCTTCGTCAACTGGATTTGGAACAAAATACGGCAACCCATCAACGCTTCCGTCAGGAGCGCCACCAGTTCGGCTTGGAATGGCGTTTAATAAAGTTACAAATGATTTGGCAACTTCCGAAGCAAACAATCAAATTATTGATGCTTACCCTGTGACGTCTTCTGGATTTGGAACAAGATACGCAGATCCTGTAACTGGTATTGGAGGAATTATAAGAGGAGTAAAATTTAGTTCTGACGGCGCATTGCTTGCAATTGCAACGGGAGCGGCTACTCCAATTTCTGTTTACAATTGGGGCGCCGGATTTGGAACCAAATATTCCGGTTCTCCTGTTGCGTCTTCAGCAACTTCAATTGATTGGTCAAGCACCAATATTTCTATTGTTATTGGAAACCAAGTTAGTTCGCCATACAATTCGGTTTATTCTTGGAGTGGCGGTTACGGTTCAAAATTTGCAAATCCATCAACTGCCCCTGGAGCGTCTCAAGGGGTTTCTTTCGGAAATCAATCAAGGTAAAAAATGCTTACTAATCAAGAAAAGCAAGCTGGTTTGGTCATGAATGCGTTCCATCGTGAGATGGAAGTCTATGGCTACCAGATCAACATCGACAATTACACGACCATGTTGTCGGCTCTACCTGCTGACGCCTGGCCGGCAGATCTTGAAGCGTTTAAAACGATCAAGACCGAAGATTTGCCCGACGAGCTGAGCGACGACCAGGTTGCTCAGATTGGCGATTATCAGTACCGCGACCGTCTGCGCGTCTTGGTTCGCACCGAGAAGGCTGAACAGAACAAGTCAATGCGGATTCGTGACGTGATCAAAGCTCAAATTGGTGCTGATTACGACGCATTGGTTGCAGCCTATAAGGCAACACAGGTCTAACGATGGCAGTCAAACTATCTCCGCTGGCTGGCGCTGGTTGGCAGTTTTTCGATAACCTCGGGACACCGCTGGCTGGTGGGCTGTTGTACACGTACACGGCAGGAACAACGACGCCACAAGCGACG